GAGCGCTACCGGAGAGTTGAACCGGGACAAGGTTCTGTGACCCTGTGCTCCACGCTTCTCCCTGAGTGGTGGTTAGCACACCAGGGGTGTAGAACGTCGTGCCGGCTGGGACATTGGTGCCGTCGGGTAGATTGCCGAGTTGGTAGGTGCCATTGGAATTCACTATGGCCACGTAGCAGCCCTCATTGAGAGCCCCCACACCCGCGGCAGTAACTGGCTGGCCTTGGGCTAGCGACCCGCTCTCTGTTGTGGTGATCGTCAGCACGTTGTTAGTGACTGAGCCGACACCAACGAATGCCACAGTGGAGGTAACGTCAGTGGCAGGGGCAAAGGGCCATGTTGGGGCGCGTGCTACTCCATTGGCGGACCAGTTCAGGCCAGCCGTGGGGTTGCTCGGATTGGGCGGTGCAAAGAAGAAGTTGTACTGTGCCCCGGTGGCAGTGAAGTCCGGTGCACGTAGGCACCCTGACCAGCGGAAGCCGAGCGGAGAAGCGCCAGCCCCCAGAGCTTGCACATATAAGTCTGCCTTCAATTGGGGATGAGCCGTACCCGAGGTATCCACCATATTGCAGGAGAACTTGAAGCCCGCACCGGCCTGGCCGTCGAACCACTTGCTGACATTAAAGGTGTTTGCGTCTCCATTAACCCTGGCATAAACCGTGGTGGGCTGTGTCTGCCCGATGCCACCAGTGATACCAGTGAGTGGGGGAGCCTCAATCATGAGGTTCTGCGCGTACACGTCAGCCGCAGTGCGACCCGAGGCAGCCGGCCACGAGCCAGCAGCACTACCAATTGTCAGGGTAGCGTTGCCGTTGACCGTGGGGTTGACCACTAGAGTACAGAAGCGCAGGCACCCGCTGGGATGATACGCCTGCATCCCGGCAGAGAAGGGCTGTGCTACGCCGCCGATGGTGAGTGTGGGCACACTACCAACAGGCACATCACCGTCATGGAAAACCTGCCCAAAGGTCTGGGTCGGCATCCCGGCAGTGAGGTTCAGAAGTGAGACTGTGGTTGGGAAAGTGGTAGCTCCGCTGAGGCCCGCATTACCTCCGGTCGAGCCACCCCCACTAGGGGCCGATGACTTTACCCAGGAACCACTGACTAGCTCATACCAATTGTTTTGGGGAGCCTGATAGACGAAGATGTTACCGCCCTCAGCCACTTCAATAGTGGTAGCTTCGCCGCCAAAGGATGGGGCTGAGCCGTTTAGAAGGATAGTATAGTTGCTTGTAGAATTATCGAGGGTTCCGAAACTCCATACACCGAGAGAATTGGTGAGGGTCGCCGAGGTTGGCGCGGTGATGGAACTGCCATCCGGTGAGATGGCAGAACCAACGGTCCAATTGACCGTGACTGATGCAGTCAACGATCTTACGGGTTTGCGGTAATGGTGACGCTATAGGCCCCGACTGCCAGGTTGGCAACCGAAGTCACAAGCTGCAACGAACCATTGATCGACACGTCAGCAGCATTGGCACCACTGATAGTCAGCGTACCGTTCCAGGCCGCCGGCAGGACAGCAAGCTGACCGAGCACGGTGCCATCGGCAAGGGGAGCCACGAACGGGCCAGAGGCAGGGGTGAAAGTGACCGAGGTTGCCGGGGTGCTGACAACATCGAAGACGACATTAACGGATGCGCTCAAGATTTATGCTCCTGCACGAACAGTGACAGTGGGTTTCGGGGCGGTAGGACCAGCAGCAACGATAGCGGCTGAGACGGCTGCGTTGACTTTCTCCCCAGCAGTTGTAAAGGTCGGGAATGTAGTAAGCGCGGCGGGTAGAACTGCGAGGCACATGCCGGCACCGACGATACGTCCGTGAGCATGGTTCCAGTCCTGATTAGCAGCGACGGCGAGGATAGCTACCAGAGTAGCTGCGCACCATCCTGCGGTTTGCAGAACAAGTTTCTCCATTTAATCTCCACTAGTGGCAACATTGGCAGCATGAACCAACTTGGCTGCCTCAAGTTCCGCTGCCGCTACGGTGGATTGCGCGGCAATTTTAGCTTCTGCTTGGACTGCTGAGGCAGCAATCTTCGCTTCGGCATGGATGGCAGAGGCGGCGATCTTAGCACGAGCCTGGGCCATCCTATCAAAGATGAGAATGCTGTACCAGGTGATGCCGAGAATGCCGCCAATGGTGGCAACGATCGCTGGGATGACGGAGAAGAAGCCCATGAGAACTCCCAAGGCTACCGCTGTCTCAGCGAGGATGCGGGTATGGAAGTCCACTGCTCGTCTCCTATTTGGCGAGGGTAGAGTGAGCGGATGCCCCACCAACAATGTCGGTAATGCCGGCTCCGAAGGCTGAGAGAACGGTGCTTCCACTGACAATCACTTCTTGTGGGCCGTCCTTGGTCTTTAGGACGACATGACAATAAGCAAAGTTTAGATCAGAATGACACCGATCACCAGGCATATCCGGGATCGACTTAATATCGACACAGCTAGGTAAGATCAGCAGACCTAGCAGAACCAGAACGCGTCTCACGGAATGCTCGGCACGGCAGAGACTGGCACAGTAACGCTGGTGGTCGGCGTAGTCGTGGTGGTAGGTGTAGAGCTAGTGGCACCTGACGTGGTGATGATAACGCAAGCCTGCATCGAGCGGACTGCGCCAGCGCCACCAGGAACGTCGCCGAAGTGACAGGCGTTGCCAGCCACCATGAGCTTCATGCCCGAGGCTCCATCATTGACAGGCTGGCAGGCACCAAGCATAGCAAGGGCAACAGCGAAGGTAGCGGCATAGATAATGTATTTCATTGGTAGCTCCTAGTTCATGCAGATATAAGTGACGCCATCTGTACCTGAGAAGTCGCCACTTTCGTTGGTGATCGTCAGTGTCGTCGCGCTCAGCGTAGTGATCGTCATGACAGCGCTACTAGTAGCTACCCCGGACACTACGCAAACAGGCGATGTTCCCCAAGAGTTGGCGAAGGTAACGGTAGCAGTGGATACGGCAGAGCTTGGTGTCATCCGACCATCGGTATCCGAACCAGACGCGGTGCAGCCAGAACCACACGAGAATGTGGGGGCAGCCGGGGTAACGCCAGTGATCGGAATGATATGCCCGAGTGGTGCCATGTTGTCGGCGATGAGCGACCCTGTTCCTGATACCGAGAAGAAATTGGATTTGAAGGCGTCACCGGAGAAGGTCACACTCGACAAGTCCACACCATTCTTCGCGGACATGCCAGAGATACCAATGGTGCCAATCATAGTGCCATTGGTGTGGTCAATCGCGAATGATCCCCCAGACCCATTACCACCAAAACAATACCCGCAGAGCCAACCAACAGCACCGCTCTGATTGAACAGCATGAAGGCAGCGTCAGTGACGGAACCTTGCACTGCATCAGTAGAAGCCTGGACGACATCGACGCCGATCTTCTCAGCAACCGAGGCACCAGAGTTCACGGTCATATCGTTCTCTTGGTCTGTAACCACGAATTGATCGGTCGCGTTGGCACCCAAGGTCACGTTCGGATTGATACCGTACAAGCTACCGGCTGCCGTTGCCGTAGTAGCGCCGGTGCCGCCAAGGTTCACGTTGATCCTGCCACCAGGGAAGACCCCTACATAAGCAGGATAGTTATCCCCAGGGGAGCCAGGAACTGTGGGCGTGGTCTGCACTGTAGCAAATGCCTTGATAACATTCCGAGCGCCCTGCGCCGTGGCACCCAGCGTATCCTCGACATCAAATTGGGAGTAGGCATAGATCGGCTGAGCAGCAATCAAGTTGTCAGCGTTGTCAAAGATACCAGTCCCGGATAGCTGGTAGCCTGACCCCGCCGTGGAGGTTCCGCTAAGCGTATAAACTTGCCAGAGCGGACCAGTGGCGTAGGAGCCAGTCCCTGACCCCGACCAAATATAATTCCGGGTGTTGGGGCCATTGATGGCAATGTTGTTCAGCCCAGCCGCAAGCAGCGGGCATCCGTCATAGAACGGCGGTGCCAAGGCATTGGGGTTGATGGAGGGGCAAGTGGCTTGAGCCTCTGCACCAATGAAGAGGGATGCGAGCGCCAGTGACGCCGCTAGGATCAGGTTGCGCATCGGTCGATTATACTCCAGTTTGCTAAGACGTGGTAGAGGTCAGAACTCATACGCGTGCACAAGCGCTTTGGCAATTGTCGCGGTGCCCGAAGCGTTTGATGTCGCGAGAAGGGCGTCAATCCAATAAGTGGTCCCTGGAGATAATCCAGTGACCATCCCCACCGCGCACACAGGAACAAAATATCCACCAACTGATATCGTTCCTTCGCGCACCCCGGTCAACTGCGTGCCTGTTGGTGCTACCCCGTTCAACGGAGCCGTGCCTGTGCCATAGACAATCTGCACCGTGTCTGTGGCGACCGCTGTATTGCTCAGGTTGCCGCTGAGGAAGATCATGACGCGCCCGGAGGATGTGGGGGTAAATGAGATGGCAAGGCCCATCATTACGCCAGTTGTGCTAGTGGTGCCAGTGGGGTTAGCGCCGGCCACCGGGGGCGTCGTAGCGGCTAGTTGCACCGCTGCGGTGGTCAGACCCTTACCGTTGACTGTGAGCCCTTGGAAGGTTCCGACATTACTGTTAACAGTATCCAAGGTGACTGCGATAGCTGTTGTGCCAGAGCCCGAGGCATCCCCAGACACGGTGATACTTTGGTTCGTGGTCAGGTAGCTTTCATTAACCGCCGCAGTCACCAGTCCTTTACCGTTGACCGTGAGCCCCTGATAGGTTCCCACATTCGAGTTCACCGTTGCCAAGGTAGCGGTAATACCTGATGTGCCAGAGCCAGAAGCATCTCCGCTCAGGGTGATTGTCTTGTTAGGGGCTGCCGCGATCTTAGAAGCGATCAGTTCAGCCACCATGCCGAGGCTTGGGAAACTCATCGCAACTTCCTTTGATGGAGGGGCACGAGAGGAATGGTGGGATCAGGTGCCAGCAGTTTAGCGTTCTGGGTGCCGGCGAAGTGCTGAGCCTGCCGTAGATTGTTCTGATCTACCCAATCCATTGTGCGTTGGAAATCCTGTGGGTTGGTCATCATCTTGTTGGCGGCTCTGATCCCCATGATGCGCTCAGGCAATGTGATCTTCGTGCCCTGGGTGGCTGCGTTCTCTAACTGAATGGAGGTAAGCTGGTCCTCCATGAACTTGACATAGCTGCTCCAATACCCTGGCAGAGCCCCATTCGGGTAGGCCCCGCGAAGGTCCAGGTTTGCGTAGTTCTTACTGGTGGCGAGCCCCACGAGGGTCTGAGGGGCCGGCCCCAGCTTGCTCTCGGCGTAGTTCTTAACAGCGATGGCGGCTCTGAACGGCGGCGGAACTTGGGGGGCCTGCATCCATTGGCTCGCCCACTGCAATGGTTCCTTCTGCGGCCCAGGCAGCCAAGCCCGCTCAGGGGAACCATCCGGGTTCTGCCCACCAGTGAGCGGAGCGCCAGCCATCGTTTGCCAATCCGTAAACCCGGTGGTTCCTGTCCTGAAATACTGATACGCATTAGCGATAGAGGCATTCATAACGGGGAATGCGATCAGCCAACGTGAGCGCGGAGTGAGACCATCAACACCAAGAATGTCCTTAGCCCCGGTGCCAAAGGCGCGTAGGGTGCCGTACTCCCAACCTACAGAGACGGTCATAAGGTTCATGGATTGCTTGAAGCCCCGAGCCCAATAGAGATTGTCCTGCTGCATCTCTCCGAACACGTCGTCCATATGATTGGACAACTGGCGACCATGACCAAGCAGTTCAGTCATAGTGGCATTAGGGTTGTTGCGAATGTGCATCTCCATCTCGTCAGCCCAGGCAGCATTCTTTAGCGCTGGGATGGCCTGGTCGAACAGGGGAGACATGATGGTGGAGAAGGTGCTGCCGATCTGGTTGGCGAAGAACTCTGTGGCGCGGCCAGGGAGTAGGAGCCCGGTCGCCAGCTTAGTCTCACCACGAGCGCCCGCCAGCTTCGACAACTGTTCCTTCATCTGGAACTTTAGAGAGCCCGCCTGGAACGCTTTCACGTAGTTGGGTATCCCCGCACCCTGATAGGCCGGACCCTTCACCACACGGCCCCCAGAGCGGGCGTAGAGGTTCATCAAAGCTACGTCGTCGGGATGGGCTCCTGCATTCTCCAGGTAGGCCAGCCTAAGCTCCCGACCCCGATATAAATTCTTCACAATCTTGGGGGCAACAGTAGCAGTCAGACCGAGCTCAGCCAGGCCGCGACCAAGTTCACCGTGCTCAAAGTTGCCTAGAGCTTTCGAGAGCCCAGAGGTAATGGTTTCCTGCGCGATGTTCCAAGCGTGGTAGCCGCTGAGCCCAAGCTTCAAAGCCGTCATAGTGTTGCTTGCCACCAGCATCTTGTCATAGATTTTCCCCCACATGGGGTTAGACCAATCATAGACGCCGCGTCCTACCCAGGAGTTATAGACCCGAGCCCAGCCTGGGGGAGCGTAGGCTTGCCCTTGCATAGTGTTGGATGATGCGCCCTTCAACTTCACCCAATTGGTTCCGACTGGCGGCCCACTATGACTGTACTCGACCTGACCAATGTTCTTGCCAATCTCGCGGACAGTATAGTTCGCCAGGTAACTTTGCATCGAATGAACGTAGGCCAGCGTGTTCTCAATTGGATCGAGGATGCGCGGCGTCAGACCGTGGGTGAGGATACCTTCGGCGAGTGTGGGGATTGTCCTCAGCTTGAGGGATGCGGAGCTACCAGTTCTGCTGGCGAAAGCTTGGGTGGCCTTCACCGGGTCCGTCCACATATGGCGATAATAATCATCAATGAAGGACTTCATATCCGGGATAGTGTTCTCGATGCTAGTCCTGGTATCCTGGTAGATGCCGCGCATAGCGTCGGCCAAATCCTTCATCTCGCCACCAATCTGTACGCCCGGTACGCCCTCGACATAGTTGATGAGATGCTGTATTTCCGGGACAGGCTGGTTGCCCTTGTTAGGTAGGTCGATCCATTCCTTGTAGGCGGCAAGTTTGCTATTGACCAGGGAGCGGTATTGTTCCAAGGTGGCCGAGGCTATTGCGACCTTCTGTTTGATTAACCCCTGAGCCTCAGTCACCACTTCGGTAGCAGCACCTTTGCCAACCTGAGAGAAGTCATAGGCTGCTGCTCTTGCCGGTCCCATGTAGGCGCGCAACACGTCACCAGCGATCTTGCCGGGGCCAGCACCAGCGAAGCCAAGAGCGATGCTAATCGAACGGTCCTGGTCTTCGGGCTCTGTCTTCTCCATCTCCTGGCCCATCGTAGGCTCAGGGGGCTTGCTGTTGTCGTCGATCACCTTCTGGATGTCAGCGGGGAGACCCTTTAGCGCGGCCCAGCCGGCAGCTAGATCGGGTTCCTCACTCGGTACACCACTGGAGGTAAGGGGATCATAGACAGCATCGCGGTGGCCTTGGGTAAGGTCTCCCATGCTGGGGGCAATGTTGCTCAGGTGCGCCAGGTACTTCTGGGTTTCGTTGGGGAGATCGGCCATGTTTCTGCCGTCTCTAATCCAGCGATCGGCTGTACCTGGGCCGGCATTATACGCCACCGCCATCGCCTGCATGTCACCATTGTAGCGGCGGGACAGGTCAGTGAGGATGGTGCCAGCCACTTGCTTATTGTAAGCCGGGTCACTCAGCTTGGCAGGGTCAGCACCATACTGTTTAGCGGTGCCAGGCTCGATTTGGAATGCGCCCACGGCTCCGGTAGGGGATATCTGGGGCTGCCCATTTCGATCGGGGCTTCCCTCCAGTGCCTTGAAGATGCCGAGCACGGTGTCATTGATGGGAGCAGCCGGAGCCTTCGTTACCCAATCGGGGGCTTGCTCCGCGATCTTGGCCGGTGGGGTGCCAGTGTTAACCCAGCCTTGGGCGAGGTTCTGCTTGGCGATGTTGATGTTGTCGGGGGTGAGCGGCAAGCCCTGATCGTGCACGGCTGAGATAGCGGTGTCGGTAATGTCCTGTGGCTTGGGGAAGTCAGCCACCTTTTCGGTGGATGGCACGGTTTCAGCGGGCGTTGAACGGGGGCCTAAAGCATTCTGTGCCGCCGCTGCCTTGCCCGCATCCCAACTCTTGGCGAACTGTGTCGGCCCCTCGACGGAGCCATTGAGCACGGCGTCGGCGTAGTTGAAGCGCATAGCCTTGGTCTCATCCACCGGAGGCGAGTGTGCCGCCACTGCATGGTGGGCCTCGGCGTTCTCAACGGCCGTAGAGGCGGGTGCATTGCCTTGGTAGGCTGCAACAGTGTCGGGGTGATACCCTGCATCCACAGCCGCCCCAGCAGCCTGGGTGACGTGGTTGTTGATGTCTCCCCATGTATGCCCACCTTCAACTCGAGCAGCTACAGCAGCGTCCTGGACGGCGGGGGCAGCCGCTGGCGGCATCGTGTCAGCCATTACTCAGACCCCTTGAAGAAGTCACCTAGCTTGGGGGCAGCAGCGGGTGGGCTAGCAACTACTCCGCTACCAGTGTCGCTAGGTTGGGTCTGGACCGGGGTTGTAGGAACAGCGACAGGGTGCACGGAGCTATTCGTAGCTGCCTGTGCGATCTTGTTCAAGTCTATGGTCTTCGTATAAGAGCGCTGCCCATCCGGGGATAGATACTCAGACGTGTAACCACCAGCCCTGGCCTTGGCGAAGCCATCCGTGAACAGCCGGCGAGCCTCAACAGCCGCGTAGGCATTAGCCGCCATGTTGCCGCCCATCTGCCCAGCCGCAGCAGCCAGAGCACTGGCATCAGCATTGAACTGCTGGGTGTCGGCGATGTCCTGTGGGGATTTCCGTTGGATGGCGTCGATCACCATGCGCCCATGCGCTAGGTCGAGCCCCCGTCCAATGGTGTCATACACCTGGTCAAGCGTTGGCCGCTGCGGGTCATCAGGTGCTCTACCGGCAAGCTGCATGAAGTGTTGGAAGGTGGCAGGATCATTCGGTTCCTGCTGCGGCTTGGACAGGCGATCCTGGAGACCGAGCAGGGCTGAGCCATCCTCTCGAGTAAGCTGCCCTTTGCCAATGGCGGTCACAACATTTAGCCGCCAGTTGCTACCAGCCGTAGGGCCAACATATTGTCCAGTCTGAGGATTGATTAGCTGCCCGATAGCAGCCTGTGAATTTTGGGTGGATAAGTCTTTAGCCTGGCGGTCCTGGGCAACGCGGTCTTCATTAGCAGTCTTGCGGGCTTGGTCCTGGTACACATGCTGGGTTTGGTCAAGGTGCTCAATCCCCTCGCCACCCATGATGTCGCCGTACTTTTGTTTGAAGGCGGTCATATCCATGTTGGGGTTGGCGCGTAATGTAGAGACATAGGCTTGCTGTACCAGCGCGCTAGCTTTTAATTGATACTCAGGCCCAGCGAGCTTGGCAGCATCCTCAGCGGTCTGTGTACCACCAACTGCACCAACTACATTGTCGGTGAGGGAGCGCAGTGTAGTAAGTGCATCCCCAAGATGGTTGGGATCAGTGGCGACGGTATTGCTAAGATGCTCGAAGGCGGTTTGGTATGCGGTCTTGGCTTGGATGTTTACAAGCTGAGCCTGCCCTGCGCTGGTGAGATGATCCCAGCTAGTCATCTGCTGGGCGGCGTGGTCGGCTATCCAACGCTGGGCTTCGGGCGTGGTAGCGCTGTTCTGCAAATCCTGATAGGTTGGCAGGACATTGTTCTCGATGAACTTCTGCTTGACGTTGGGATCAGTAGGATTGGAGGTAGCGAGGGTTTGCTGCCAGGCTTGGGTTAGCGCGTTGTTGGCGATAGCCGCTTGAGCCCCCAGGTTTAGGACTTCCGCATTGCCCTCCTTGGCAGTCTGTAGCTTACCGGCGTTCTCTAGATCGTTGCCGAACTGCTCAGCGCCCCTAGCAATGTCCGCAGCACCCTGGCGTATCTCGGCACCGCGCTCATTACCAAGCTGCCCTAGCCGTCTGCCAGCCTGAGCCAGAGCTTCGACGCCACGATCCGGGATTGCAACTTCTCTAGCCGGGGCTTCATAAATCGGGATAGTGGGAATGGCGGTGTACTCCTACGGGAGAAACGGGATGGCGATTTTTGCGATAGACCCTACGGCACCGAGGATACCACCAAGGAGACCAGAACTGGAGGCTGCCTTAGCGGCTTGGGCTGCGGCTGTAGCTCCCGCTGACTGAGCTTGGTAAGCTGTCGCCTGTTGTTGGTAGCTATTCTTCTGTAGCTGCGTCTGGAGATTGGTCTGGGCGACAGCGAGGTTGCCTTGGATATTACTTTCGTTCGCGATTGCTGCGTTGCTGCCACCAGGACCAGTGTTGCCCAGGCCCTCAACCGCAGCAGCCGTGCCCTCGGTCTGGGCAATTTGGCGCTTAACAGCAGCCGTCTGAACCTGGCCTTCCGCTCCAGCAATCTGCACGTCCTGCTCAGAGATGTTAGATGCTTGGGTGTAGAGCGCAGCTTCCTGTTCGTACCCAGAAGCTTGAGCCTGGGAAGCCTGTGAGCTACCGATAGCCCCAAACAGGGAACCAGCCGCGCCAGCAATACCGCCCAAGGTAGAGAGGTCTGAGCCGGATACCCCTGAAAGGAAGCTACCACCAGCGCCGAATGTCTGGTCGCCAACATCGGATGCTGCCGTAGGATCGAAGTTGCCGCCCGAAGGAACGCCGCTCATATTTCAGCAACTTCCATAAATCCGGTCCATGAACTGAGAACGAACGGCCCAGGACGGTTGAGCACAATGTACATCTGGCCGTCTAAATCGTAATCGCTTTCTATTGTATCTCGCATTACCCCGGATACCAAGGTAGTAGCGGAGAAACTTTCCCCCGTATCATAGTCCACCAGAGGAACCGGGTACAGGGTTTCGTTCGGATTGGTGCCGATGGAAAGAGAATTATTATTCACCCCAGCCGCCAGGAGAAGGGAGTACCAATGATGGCGTTTAATCTGCCCTGATGCAGCACCAGCCTGAGTACGGGCGGTCTCTTGATCGTCAGGCCGCAACCTTTGTAGCTGGGTATTGAACTTGAACCCGATCACCCCAGGTATATTGTACACGGTTCCGCTAATCAAAATCGGGATATTCGGCAGTTGGGATACACTAGGCCACTGAGAACTAGCGGGCGGAAGGTTTGTCCCATTCAAGCTTTCAAGGTATGCCTGGGTGCCAATCTGGGTCAAATCTGAGGCGTAAGGGACAGTTATTGTTCCATCCGCTGCCACCACGTAATCCAGGAAATCGAGGCCGCCAAGCCAGACAGTAAGGGTGTCGCCGATGAAGTACCACAATCCTGAGAAGACAATGTTGCCAGCGCCATCGTCGACCCCATAGCAACCCCCACAACGGAGTGGGCCGCCATCGTTGCCCCCACCTTGCAGGGTGCCAAACTCGATCCCGGTCACGCCTTCATCCACCGGCCATGCGGTCAGGAGCGTATCGTTATCCGTGAATTGGGGGTAAAGGCTCTCAACGTAGTTGACCCCATTGGTATCCTTGGTTACAAAGTACGGCTGGTCATTTGAACCGTCAGACGTGTAGCTCCCACATACATATTCAAAGCTCCAACCGCTTCCTAGAGTATGGAGATGGAAGGCGTTGTATAGCGGAGCCTCCGTGGTGAAGGCACTCAGTCGGCGATACGTGCAGCCCAGCAAAGTATTAGGTTCCCCCATCGTCCAGATGATAGGGTCCGGCGTCTCGGAGTAGGCGAGCACCAGCATACCATCCCCGTCAGAAGATTGGCGTCCGAGCCCACGAGCATTCAAGTTGAGGGGGCGACCAGAGAACTTCTGCGTGAACGGATCAGTGATGTACTCCATCAACCTCTGCGCATAGCGGTCAATGAACACAAGGGCAAGGCCAGGCCGAACAGGTTGGGCTAGATTAAGACTGCCAAACTTAGTGAACTGATGGGCCTGAAAACTGGTGGGGGTAAGAGGGTTTCCCAGAGTGGATGCCTGGATAAGCCATTCACCAGCTTGGGTGCCGAACAGTAGACCGTTGGCATCGGGGGCCATCCAGAAAATAGGATTGGCACCAGGTCCTATAATTTCTTCATCAATGGCACTACTATCTAAAACTTCCTGGTAGAAGTCCGTAGGGCTCATTAAGGCATTGGGCGCAGCAAACCCAAAGACAGTCGATGCCTCCACGTTCTGGTCGGGATCGCCGAACCAAAGTCGTCCTTCATGGAAGACGCCACAGATGGGCCACAGTCCTGTTTTATCGGTATATTTTGCCAGTTGATAAGATTGCGGAAAATATAGGGACAACGGGACAATCCCCGATCCTAATGTAATAACAATAGAGGTCGTGGAGTTAATGGACGCAATGGTTCCCCAGGCGCGGACTGCTCCCTCAGCATATGGTGCCCAGAAATTAGGGCTAGTAGAGGGTAAGTTGCCCAGGTTCGTCGCGCTTAAAGCTGTGGTGTTTATGTTTACGAATTGCCCGTTAGTGATGGGATCAGTGACCACGATCTGTGTAGCTGCATAATCCGTTCCACTTGCCCACAGATTAGCTACGATAGCGATGCTGATTGGATCGCCAATCTGAGCGGACGTAAAATCACCAGCCGCCGCTGTAAATGTATATGATTGACCGGCGATATTAGTGAGCGTCAAGGTGTCGGTAATTGCCTCTTCATAAGGCCCGTCTTGGAACACCAATGGTGTGGTTTGAAAGTTGGCCCAAGTGTTTGTGGATTGGAGCGTCGTAACCTCAATAACCTGGGGCGCGCTGGCACCAGGATAATGAGCTAGCGGAACCATGATGCCATTCTGCAACGCGGTAAACACGTTGAACAGAACTAGAGATGTGCCTGCGAATTGATTTTGGTCCAAACCTGCAACCGATGCCGCCTGAATGGAAGGTTGGGTGCCTACAAAGGTTGTACCCACTACCGAGGCATTCGTGATCCCATCAGCCAGGGTAAAATGGGTGGTGTCGATCTTGGTGACAACGAAATCCCGGTTCACCAGGGGCGACCAAGCGTGAGTAGCTAGAGGGGCAACCTGGAGCCTGATATGGGTTCCCGTTCCCCAGGCAGTCGGCGAGGCCGTGGTAATCTCAGCAGGGGTTCCCGTACTGATGCTGCTGATCCCCACTTCGTCATTTGACGTGACGACATGGTTCCCGCGAAAGAAATTCAGGATCAGGTTCGACCCATCATAGGTCTCGCAAATGATGTAGTTCTCGAGCTGCCCGAGCGTTAGGGTGTAAATAAAGGCATTCTCGCCGCCATTGGTGGGGGAGATAAACCTGGTGCCCGAGCGGCGGTTGACCGAGCCCGTCTCACTGACAATCGCGTTGCGGCAGAGAGCTAGGGCAAAGCGATACTGCGGGAGGTCTAGCCTACCCTGAGCTGATGGGGACCACTCGCCACCAAGAAAACTAGGCTGGGTGTAGCTGGCATGAGCCATTAGGTAGTGGGTGCTCCAAGGGCCTCAAGGGCTGCAACAAGCGCTGTTTGCTCAGCCTGCAAGACGCTGGTGAAAGCTGTATTGAAAACGGCGCTAGGCACCAGGTCTGTAGGGACAGGCGGGAAGCCGGCGAATGATAGAAGCGGCGTTGCAAGCGATGGGTTGCCCGCCAGGGTAGTGAGGGCCTGGTTGACAGTGATGAGCTTGGTCGCGAGCACCTGGGCTGCGGAGAGGGTCGCCAGGGTGAGAGTGGGAGTTGCCATTAGAACCTCACGGCTATGAGCAAATCATCCGGTTCGGTGGTCATGCCTTGCTCGATAGCATCCACAGTGCGGGCATCTTCGATTACGTTCTTATAGAGGCTGACAATCTCTGCCAGCGGGCGTTCACTGCCACAAGCGGAGGCGCACTCGATCGCCAGAGATAGGGCGAAGGCTTCACTAAACATGGGATCGAAGGCGGTAACGTCCTGCACGTCGGCGACGAAGCGGAACATAACTGGACCCGTCAGATGACTTATCATCCAGTCTCCCTCGAACACCCAATCCTTGTAGTTGATGAAGCTCGGTCCACCCAGGTAGGGAGCCAGGTCCGACTTCGGGTCTTCCGCTGCCCTGCGCATCCAGTTCGCCGGCAGCCGGTAAACATTGCTGCTCGTCTGTTCTGATGCGGGGCCGGTGCCGACTGGCCAGCCTCTTGAGCCTCTTGGCCACGCGAGGGTGATCGGAACCAAGTTGGCGCTGATCTGCTGCCAGTGGATCGAGAGGGACTGAGCGGGGCCTGCGTAGGGTTGCCACATGCCATAGGTCATGAACTGCGGCTGCCAGAAAGCGTTTGCATAATCCGTAGTAGGATCGGAGCCGGGATTGGTTTGAGCATCGGGGAGGTTCCCCACACTCGTCGCTATGCACAGGTACACCGCCATATCTGATCCGTACACCAAGTCGGTCGGTGCATAAGTGGTGTTGATGTTCCACTGTTGCAAGCCACCACCGAGCCCGGTGATTTGGGGATCGTTGCCAATGTTAAGATCGCTGGTGCTCTGATAGAGGACGTTGCCGAGGTTCGATCCATCCGACAGTGTATCACCATTCGGCCCCATAATGAAGGTCGAGCTACTAGGCCAGGAGACGATCTGCCCCTTGGTGTAATAGTGGGTATCCTCATACCCCTCTGCCGTGAGTGGTCCTACATTGGTGCCCTGGACGCATTGATAGAGAACCGCTGTACCGTTCGATAGGGGCACAAAGGCAAGCTCACCAGCCTGGTAGTTCTCGGAACCGGGGGTATCATACGCTGCGCTACCTCCACTGCCTTGGGGTGGCTCAGGTTGACCGGGGGCTTCATGGTTCCAAGCTTGCGCGGTGAGAGGGCCAAAGTAGCTATCCCACACCAGTTCCCCGTAGCTATCTACAGTCGTGTTGCTCGGCACCTGATTGGTGTTAGGCAGGCGGCTAATCCAGTAATTGCCCAGCGGGTAGGAGACGATGGCCCCGGCAAGGTAGGCTGTAGCTGCCTGCCATAACAGGGGCTTTACAATCATCGTCGTCCAGTCGAGGGGCCTGACTTGCTGCCTCCTGGTAGCGAACCTCCAGAGATTGCGGCGTAGCTCGGCCTGCCTGATCTTGTCGTAGGCGAAGTTTAGTTCCTGCGCGACTTGGGAGAAGTCGAGGGGGCTGGCGATCCTGGGCAAACGCATGTGCTGCGCGGCCCGGTTCATCACGTCAATAGGAGCCTGGAACGCGTCCATTTATCGTTGCCTCTGTTGCGGAGCAGGCGGATTAGGATTGGTCCCGATCCGGGTGAGCAGGATTTCATTTTCCACTGGCTCATCCGTCGCGGTCTCGATAAGGTTCAGTCTGCGAGCTAGAGCAATCTGCTCAGCGTACATCTGCCCAATCTGGATGCGCTTGTTGGCGTTCTGCGTGATCGTCTCGCAAGCATACCAGGCGATCCTTAGCGCCACCGCGTTGCAATACATGGCGTCGAACTGAGCGACGTTGGTGTTATCTGCAAAGTATCGTAACAGGACGCTGCTCTGCGAAGTCAGCAGACGATAACCCTCCACCTGGTAGTCCGACCACTGCACCCCCGCCGAGACCCCCTGGTTGGCGTTGCTGGCGGTATGAGGAAGCTGAGACGCCAGGCGTAGGTAGGCCGCGACAGCGTTAGGCAAGGGCGGGGCTGGGTAAGGGGTGTTAGAAGTTACCGGGTCTGCTATGAAGGCAGCATACGGCAACAGGAAAGCGTTGCGCTTAGCACCGTTCTGGAACGTGACAGTGGACGGTCCTGCGATACTGATCGACGGCACCAATTGGAGATAGGTGATATTGAACTGCCAACCGTGAGCGCGAGCCTCATCCTGCCTGCACTTGTCATACAGGAAATTCATGATAACTGCGTTCTTGCTGTTGTCGGTCAGCGTTGCAATCATGTTGGCCCCCAGGTGAATGAGGGCCATATTGCAAATGTCAACCGAGGTAAGGAACGCAGCCATATCAAGTCCCTGGTGCGAGGATGGTCCCGTTTAGAGCCGTGGCATTGTAGAGCCAAACCCAGATACCGTTGGGGGTGACACTGCCCACCGCAGCGGTGCCGGGGGTGTAGCCGGCAGTCTTAGCGGCTGCGAGGACGCTGGCGAGGTAGGTGCCGTAGTTGGTGATAATGCCCTGCCCGTAGCCCGGATCATTCGGCCCGTAGCCGGCAGTAATTGCAGCAGCATTCGCCGCCACGATCAGCACCGTCCAAGCGGTACTCTCCGCAGCGTTGAATACCTGGGCCGGGTCGACAGTGGTGAACCTGTTGTTGTCAGGAGCAGGATAGGAACCGAGACCACCAGTAGCCGCGACGGCCACAGGGCAACGGTTCACATATGTCATGTTTGCCATTAGATCGCCTGCAACGCATACTCTTCCCACACGAACGTAACCATCGTGGAGGCGAGAGTGGCATAGTTGTTGTAAATCACCACGTTGGTATTGGGGCCACAGATCAGTTCATCGTTGAACTCATAAATCCCCGGCTGCCAACCAACCGCTGTAGCAAAGGTGCTAAGGTAGTAGTTGGCATCGAAGAACTCTTTGCTCGCGCCGTTGAACGTGATGGTGCCAGAGTAAGAGAACGTGCATTTGTTGGAACCAGAAGCCCCGAACGGAATGGTAACAACAGTGGCTGCCGTGGTGATAGTGGCAGCGTTCGTGGGGTTAGATTGGACCCCAATCACCATCGGTTCAACAGCAGTGGGGGCAACATGGTTCCCCATAGAGATTGTCTTGATGCGA